CTCGGCTAAGGTCCGCTGCGGCTTCGACCGCGGCCGCGGCGGCGGCGTGCCCTCGGCGAGCGGCCGGCCGAGCGAGCGGGCCACGTCGGCCACAAACGACGCCGACCAGCATTTCGGGCAGGTCTCGACCAGGCCGCACGTGAAGTCGAGGCACTTCATGTCGTCACCGTAATGTTCTCGGTTGCTCCGGTGCCGATCGGCGGGAAGACAATGGTGCCGGTCTCGCAGTCGTAGCTGAGGGAATCGCGGCTGCCCCAGATACTGTGAAACAGCACGAAGGCCCCGGTTGACGGGATGAAGGTCACTTGCATCAAGGGTGAGGTGGTGAATAACGCTTTGATGGTGACGGGCTGGCCACCGCCGGGATCGTGCGTCACCCAGGTCGCGTTGTAAACGCCGGCGTCCGAGCCGTCGGGAATGACGAGCGTCGCGCCCTCGTCGAGCCAGTCGCACGGATCGCCGTCGTCGCTTCCTGAGCCGCCGGAGCCGCCCGATCCCGGTTCGCTGCCCTCCGGACATAGCTCGGATGGAGCGGCGCCGGTAATCGTGATGTCGAAGCCTCTAGTGCCGGTCGTGCTGAGCGTGGCTTGGTAGGGGTCAATCTCACCGAGGAACGCCGTGCCGCCAAAGTTCGAAAAGTCGCCTTCGCCAAGGGAGCCAAAGGCTGCGCCATAGAGTCCCTGGCCGCCGCCCTCTCCGATGAAGACTCCAGCCCGGTCCGGAGGCTCGCCGACGCCGGTGTCGCAATCCAATCGCAAGCTGCAAAAAAACCAAGGCTCGGCCCCCGGTTCGTTCGGATCGAACATCTCGTCGATCATCCGCTGCTGGCCAATGGCCGGGTCGGCGAACTCTCCCGTCTCGTCGATGTAGAAGTAGAGCGGCCCCCAGCGCCCCAGTGAGTCCTGGCGGGCTCTGAGATAAACCGGGAACTTCGACGCCCAAGGCGGGTTGTACGTCGAAATGACGCCATCCCAGAGGGAGTTGAGTTCGATCTTGAGCCACAGGAACTCGGGGACCTTGGCCGAGGTGCTCGGAATGGTGCACGTGCTGGGGCCACTGCTGTCGATCCAGTCGATGCGGACGTGGATCGTGTTCGCGGCCGGCCCACCGTCCTGGCGCTCGCCGTCTTCCAGGCCCGGCCCGCCGGCCGTGAACGTCGCCGAATTCTGCCCCCAGCCTTCGAGGGTCATCGGGTAGACGATGTAGGTCCCGCAACCGTCCTGACGGAGCAGCGGCCCGAGAAGCTCGGCCGCGGGATCGCCGTCGGAGTCGCGGTAGAAGCGGAACCGGGCGGCTCCGGGAGCCCCAAGGTTGAAGTAAATTCCCCCGGTCGGTTCCCAGGAATCAAGGTGGACCGAGTAAGTGAGGTAGAGGAGCTGGTCGAGCGGGGCCGTCGAGTAACCGTTGCCGTTCGAGATCAGCGTCGCGGTGAAGGCGTCTTCGGGAGCGGCCCCGGCGATCCAGCCGCGGCCCCCGATCGCCGTGGCCGGCGTCGACGTCGAGGAGCCGACGACCGGCCTGGTGCGGAACCGGCCGCGGCCAGTGTCGGGATCGTCGCCGGTGCGGGTGCAGAGGTAGCGCTCGCCGACTGCCAGGGGCGAGCCGTCGGAAGAGGTGACCAGCACCGGGGCGGCGAGGTCGCGGAAGCAACCGCGATCGTCGAGCGAGACAACGCCGGCGTACCAGTCGTTCGAGCAGCTTCCCGACGAGCCGGAGCTTCCTGAACCGCCCGACGAGCCGCTCGACTCCTCGGGCTCGGCCGTGACCTTCACCCACGTGACGCCGCGGCTCGCGGCCCCGGACCGCGGCGAGCGGCCGACTTCGCCGCCGTCGGCCATCTGCCGGCGGAGCCAGTCGGCGGATCGCGGCGTGAGTCCGTAGAGGGGCATCCGGCTATCTAGGCGTCGTTGCTCGAGCAATGCGACGCGTCGCCCGACGTCCTCACCGACGCGTCGAAGCTTGACGCGGGCGACGGCTCGCGGTACCCTCTCGACGTGAAGAAGTCGCTCACAGCTGCCGGCGACGCGTCGTGTCGATCGACCGGCGACGCGTCGCCAGGATCCCGATTCGACTCGCCCCCGGCCGAAGACGACGCGTCGCGGCAGGTCCTCGCCGACGCGTCGCCGAGCGATCGTTGTTGCGCGTGGTGCCGGGGTTCGATACCTGAGCGTGCCCGGGTCGATTCGATCTTCTGCTCGCGGCGGTGCCGGCAAGCCGCCTTCCGGATCCGTCGGCGACACCAGGTCGAGGAGCGTGAAGCGAAGCCGCTTCGCATGGCCTACGCCGATCCGCCCTACCCCGGCCTGGCGTGGATGTACCGCGATCAGCCGAGCTACGCCGGCGAAGTCGATCATGCGGCTCTGATCGCGTCGCTGGAGGCCTCCTACGACGGCTTCGCACTGAGCACGTCTTCGAGGGCCCTGGCGACGCTTCTGCCGCTCTTAACCCAGCCCTACCACTTGTGCCCGTGGGTGAAGCCGATCGGGGCCGCGGGCACGACGTTTGGCGTGCACAACACTTGGGAACCCTTGATCGTGGTGCCGGGCCGCGAGCTTCAACCGGGTAAGCGCGACTGGCTCCTGGCCCAGCCGGCGAGAGGGGGCGGAAGCGACTTGATCGGCCGCAAGCCCGAGGCGTTCGCGGTGTGGCTCTTCGAGCTGCTCGGCCTTCTTCCCGGTGACCAATTCGACGATCTCTATCCCGGCTCGGGGATCATCGGCCGGGCGTGGGCCGAGGTCTGCCGTCAGCGGAGCCGCTCGGCCAGGTCGTCAATCGCGGCCTCGGGCGTGGCGTGAGTGTGGGCGCTCCGCGGATCGCGTACGCGGCCGTCGGAGCCCATGCAAATGGCGACGAAGTTGCCACCGCCCTGGTCGATGACGCACACGCCCATGCATCCCTTGGAGCGGGCCGCGGCGATCACGTCTTTCAGGTCGTTCATGGGTGCACTCTCACGCGAGCAGGGTGGACCAGTTACGGGGCACGTAACCGTTCGGCTCGACGTAGTGGTAATCGGTGGACAGGTCCGAAAGGCGGTAGCCGTCGGCGTCGAGCGGGACCGGGTCGCTCACCGGCTGGCCGTTGCCGTCGGTGATCGTGACGATTCGTTTGGGATTGTCGGGGTCGGCTTCCGAGCCCTCGAAGGCCCGCCGGCCGCGGTTCAAGATCGAGGGCTGCCAGCCCTCGGGGTCGTGTTCGGCCTGGACCGTGAAGGCGACGTAGAGGGCGAGCCCCGAGCCGGTGGACTCCCACTCGAAGTCATAGCCGTACTCGGTGCAGCGAAGGGTTTCGGCGGCATAGGTCTTGCCGGCCACGGTGAAGTTGGCGTTGTTGAGCGAGTCCATGAACAGCGACCGCGTCGCCCAGTTGAGCGCCGCCGGCAGCCGCCAGAACTTCCACGTTAGGACCTCATGCGATCGGAAGACATCAATGGGCGGGTCGAACGCATCGCCCACCGTGTTCACGACCGGGTCACCGGTGACCGCGTCCTTTTCGAGTACCTTGGTCACTTCCTTTCGGCTCACCGTCAGCTTCGGCGGCCGCGACTGGGCGGCGGTGTTTTGCGAGCCGTCGCCGGGTGATGGCGAGCCCGATCCGTCGCCGACGCCGGCGAACGGCGCCGACGAGTACTCGGCGGTCACGATCTTCTGGAACTGCGAAGCGCCGGGCTGAACCGGGATTTTGCGGCACAGTGCCGGCGGCCAGTCGGGGTGCGGCTGAAAGAGTGCGGCGGTCGCGTCGAAGGCGACAACGGCATCGACCGCGGCGGGGACGCTGAGCCGCTCATCCGACTCGACGAGCCACTCGCGTTTGAGGGTGCGGACACCCTTCTCGTCGGTGTCGCCGCTCTCGCCCTGCCAGCGGGGAATGACTCGTGTCGCCATGGCGGTATTTAGAGCGGCAGGAGTTGCTCGACCTTCTTCTCGATGAGCCGCTCGACGTTGCGGTTGAGCTTGCCGAGTTCGGCGTTGCCCTTCTTCTGCTCGTTGAGCATCTGATCCTGGACCTTGCCGCCGAACTCGTGACGGAGCCGGGCGCTGACTTCGGCCGAGGAGCCCCTCAGGAGCGCGGCGTTGTCACTCTTGAGTTCGGCCGTTGCCCGCTCCTGCTGTTCAGCCACGTCACGAGCGGCCTTGACCGCGTTCTCGCGCTGCTTGTTCTGGAGCCGGTCGAGCCAGTCGTTGAACTGGCGGGCCGAGTTGCCCCAGCCGGCGATCGCGTCGCGGCCCCACTCCTGAGCCCGAGCCCCCCAGCCCTTGACCTGGTCGTCAGCCGCGGCGACCGCCGAGGCGAAGGCGTCGAAGCCCTCGGGCCGGAACTTCTCGGGCAGGGACTTAGCAAGGTCGGTGACCTGGCGGAAGAGCGAGAGCATCGTCCCGCCCTGCTCGATCACGAAGCCGAACGCCACGGCGACGGCCCCGGCCCCGGCCTTTAGCGTGTCCCACATGAAAGCCCCGGCGGTGCCGATGCCGCGGAAGACGGCGAAGAACACGTCGCGGATCGACGGTAGCTCGGCAGTGAGGCCGAAGGTCGCCTCAATCCAGTTGCCGACCTCGTCGACGATCGCCAGGACCAGGTCGCGGACCTCGGTGAAGACAGCCGAGCCGATCTCCCAGAAGGCTTCGATCGCCCGGCCGAGCCAGGAGACGAGCGGTTGAACCCCGGTGAAGAGTGACGCCAGGCGATCGGCCCAGAACTGCAGCGCCGGGGCGTAGGCGATCAGCAGCCGCTGGGCGATGCCCTGAACGGCGAGCTTGGCCCGGGTGATCGCGTCGTTCGCGGCCTCGATCTTCGTCGCGTCGGCGTCCTGCAGTGCTGCCCCGTACTTGGTCATCTCGCCGACCATGCCGCGGAGCGATTCGCCGCCCCCCTCGAACATGGCGGAAAGTTCGACGCCCGAGCGGCCGAAATTCTCGGCAAGTAGTTGCGCCCGCTCCATCGGCGAATCGAGCGACGCGTAACGGTCGGCCAAGTTGAAGAGCGCTTCGTCGAGTGGCCCCTCGACGTTCTGGCGGAAGCGGATCATCCCGGCCCGGAGCTTCTCGGTCGAAACGCCCGACAGGTCGGCGGCGTGGGCGATCCCCTGCCAGGTTTCGGTCGAGGTGCCGAACCGGCGGGCGGCTTTGGCGGCGTCGTCGAGCTTGGTCCGGAGGTCGCCGAAGACGGAGAGCGCCCGCTGCACGCCGCGGACGATCGTCGAGCCGATCACGGCACCGGCCCCGAACGCTCCGCCAAGGAGTCCGGCCCGGCCGAACGAGAATCGGCTCTGCACTTGCTTGGCGGTGTCGCCGGCCCAGCGGGTGAGGTCGCCGCGGAGTTGGCCGAGCCCGGCCTTCGCCTTGGTGGAGTCGGTGGAAAGCACCAGGGCCGCGCGGCCGATCGCTGTCTGAGCCATGCCGGTATCTACTGGCTTCGCTTTTCAACGCGGAGCTTGTACCGGGCCGCGAAGATCACCAGGCCGTCGGCCGGCGGGAGGAAGTTGCCCTCGGGCTCAGCGGCCGAGCCGATCGACCAGGTGATCGCGAAATCGTCCGGGGCGTGATCGGCGCCGCCGGTGGCCGCAATGAGCGAGCATAGCCGGCGGGCGTAGGCGGCTTCGCGCTCCCCCCACCACGGCCCGTCAATCTCGACCAGGGCCTGGTACTCGGCCAGGTCGCCGGTCGTGAGCACGTCAGCGAGAGCACGGCGGGGAAGGCCGAAGAGGAGCGACAGGCGGAGCAGCCAGAGCCGGCGGCTGTCCGCCTCGATCAGTTTTTTGCGGCGTCCTTCTTGACGACCGCGGCCTCGGCGATCGCCTTGAGTTGCGACGGCGTGATCGTGTCGGCGACCGCGGCGACGTCGGCCTCGGAGAGGTCCGGGAACAGCGCGGTGCCGTCGGGGTTCGCCAGGGCGTAGGTCGCGATGAGCGACGAGAGCCGGGTGTTGCGGGCGTCGCCTTCGGGCGCCTCTTCGGCCCGCTTATCGATGCGATCCAGTTCGCCGATCGAAAGCTCGCGGACGTGGACGGTACCGCCGCCGGGGAGTGTGACGCCGAGGCAGGGCCTCGGCAGGTTGAGTTTGCTCATGGGGTCGGGTCTTCGTAGCTGGGCGATTCCTGCACCACGATCTCGACGGGAATCATCACCGGGTTGGTCTTCTCGAACTTGACTTCATCGAGCTTGGCGATGAAGCCCATGAAGGTCGTGTAGAGCAGCGTGGCGCCGCTCGACGTCAGGTCGTCAGGGCTGGTCGCGATGAAGGTGAAGCCGCGGCGGGCGAGCAGCGCCTGGAGCCGCGTGTAGTTCGCCTTGGTGTACTTGAACTCGGCCTTCACCCGGCCCGGCTTGATCATGCCCGTCGGCAGCTCGCGCTCGTACGGGTCCGGAGCCGGGGTCGGGTCGCCGCCGTCGTCCTGGTCGAGCTCGGTAGCGTCGAAGGTCGAGGCTTCGAGGGCGGGCAGGTTGAAGGTCACCAGGCCGGCGAACTTTTCGGAGGTGTCGCCCGGGTTGCCGCCGTCGCCGCCATCGTCTACTTCGAGGGTCGCCTGAAAGCCGGTGATGCCGGTTGCGCTCATAGCTGCCGTCCCGAGGGGGGTGTGCAGCTATGTACCCGGCGTCAGTTGCGGGCGAGTTCGAGGGCGATCTCGCGGCCGACCTCGCGGCCGGCGTCGGCCAGGAAGCGGTGTACGCTCGCGTCGTACGCCGGGCGGAGCCAGGGCCGCGGCCGCGATCGCGACGTGCCGCGTTCGAGGAGGGCCGCGTAGCGGGCGGGAACGACCACCCGCTTCCCGCCCTTGTTGGGGCCGCGAGTGATCTTGCCGCGCTTGCTCCGCTTGTAAGCGGTCGAGGGGCCGATCACGGCAACCCAGCGATCCGACGGGTAGCCCTTCAGCTTGATCCGAATGCTCTTAGCCAGCGCCCCCGTTTCGCGGACCTGCTCGGCGTGCGAGACAACGGCACCCTTGACCGGGCGGAGCGCCCTCGACAGGCCGATCCGCGTGGCCTTGCGGAGCCCGGACCGGCGGAGGGCGTCCGCCGGCCGTAGGTCGATCTTGAACTCGCTCCGGATCACTGGCCCCTCAAATACTCGAGTATCGGCCCCAGGTCATCGCGGAGCCCGTCGCGGAGCCGGCGGGTGTGCCGCGGGTCGTCTTCGAGCCAGACGGCCAGCCACAGCGGCCACAGGCCGACGGTGAGCGCCCAACGGACGGCCAGGTCGCACGGCCGGCAGCCGGCGAACCGGGAACGGAGAGCGAGCACGCGCTCGACCAGGGCGTTCATTCCAGCTCGACCTCGCACAGGACCTCGACGTCGCCGCGGACGGCCGAGAGGATCCGCCAGACGCGGCCGAGGCCGTCGGTGAGCCGGTCGCCGGCGGCGACCGCGGGGTAGTTGCGGAGCCGGATCGTCGCCGTCGTTTGTTGCTTCTCGCTTTCCATCTCGGTCACTCGCAGCCCGGCGACCTCCTCGACGACGCCCCACAGGAAGCCCTGAGTCGGGAAGGTGTAGACGGCCTGGCCGAACGAGTCAGGCGTACCCTTCGTTCGCTGGCCCCAGTCCAGGCGATCGACGTACTCACCGGCGGCGGGCATGGCTTAGCCCCCCCGGGTGAGGCCGGTGTCATACAGGTTGACCACGGCCTGGAAGCCTTGCGGAAGGTCGCGGAGCGGCGCCTCGGTGTAGCTCTCGCGGAAGCGGTAGTAGTGGGCGGCGAGCAGCTTGATCGCCGTCACGACGACCTCGGGGACCTCGTTGCCGCCGCTGCTCGCTTCCCAGCCGGCGGTGAAGTCGATCCAGGCCGGGCGCAACGTGTCGGCGTGCAACACCGGGTAGGCGCCGTCGGGCACGTAGACGACGGCGGGGATGCCCGTCAGGTCGGCGGCGTACTCGCCCTCTTCGCCGTCGAGGGCCTGCTCGTCGCCGTCGGCGTCGAGGTAGCCGACGGCGTCGATCGCGGTGACCGGGCCGCGGAGAAGATCGACCGGGGCGCAGAATCGGGGAAGCCACTGGCGGAACTGAGTCGGCAGCACGGCCCGGCCGGTGGAGCGTTCGAATAGCTCCCGGGCCGACCGGATGAACGCGTCGAGCGCTTCATACTCGGCCGTCCCGGTGTTGAGACGGAGGTGTGCGGCCAACTCCGCCGCCTCGACCGGTTCAGCGTCGGGCGGCGTGAGGACCTCGATCGACGGGTGCATGAGTTGCCGCGGGGTTTACGATCCGCTCGAAGACTCCACGTCGGCATCGCAGACGATCGCCTGAATCGCCTCGGCCGGCCCGAGCCAGCCGCCGCCGAAGGCCATGCCGCCGGCGTAGGCGATGTGCGGGTGGAACAGCTCGCGGAGTACGTCGAGCGTCTGGTCGGTGACGAGCCGGAGCATGTAGAACATCGGGTTGAAGAACAGGACGGGGGTCTCGTCGTCGTCGAAGGCCGGCATCCACGACGAGGTGTAGACCGGGGCCCCGAGGAGCGTCAGGATTCGGGCGCCGTCCTCCATCGTCCAGTCGAAGAGCGAGTGTCCGTCGGTGCCCTTTAGACGCTTCCGGGCCTGAGCCATGGAGCTGTCCGACATCAGCCAGATGCACCCGTCGCGGTACTGCTGGGGCACGGCGAAGTAGACGGCCTCGAACAGGTCGGCGTCGAAGTCGTCGACGGGTGAACCGAATGGGGTGGCCACTTCGATCAGCCCCTCGATGGCCGTCTCGCCGTCGCCGGTGCCGAGGATCATGTCCTTCTCGATCAGCCGGGCGTGCGAGTTGCCGATTGCCTTGGTGACCTTGTCCACCAGCGTGATCGCCGAGTCGCGGAGAACCTGTCGGGTGAGCTTGTGGTAACCCGAGGTGATGTCGAACACGTCGAGCGTCTTGGCGCCGCTGGCGACGTTCTTCTCGGGGATTGTCGGGGCGACTTCGGTGCCACCCGAGGCAGTGATGTACGTGCTGATCAGCGCCGTGTCGTCAACGATGAAGTAGTCCCGCTTGTTGCCGTCCGCGGTAACCTCGGAATCGACCAGGCCGACCAGCGGCGAGAAGTAGGTGAGGTACTCGGTCACCTTCTGGGAGTAGGTGTGCGGGATGTAATCGGCGCCGCTGCCCGCCCCGCCCGTGCTGAACACGGTCCGCTTCTGCATCGCCCGCTTCTTGCGGTTGAGCGTGCCGCCGAAGTCGCAAGGGATTCGAACCGAGGTCGCCCCGGTGCGGAAGCCGTGCTGGGCGGCCCGGTAGCTGGCGTCGGGCCGCGGATCGGGCTCGTCGGAGAGCGACCGGAACCAGGTCCGCATCGCGTCGGCGAACGAGTCGTCGCCGTTCGCGGCCGGCCGGGCGGCCCGCTGGCTCGGCGTGAACTGTGGGGCCGGGCGGGCGGGCGTCGCGCTCGCCGCACGCTCCTGGGCGAGCCGCTCTTCCCGCTGGCTGATCGGCAGCTCGCGGTTGCACGCTTCGATCCGGTCCAGGAGCTGGTCGAGGTGGGCCTCGTCGTCGGGGTTGAGTTGCTCGCCGGAGCGCGATCGCGCTTGCAGGCCCTCGGCCTCGGCGAGCAGCCGGCCGCGTTCGTCGGTCACCTCGCGGACGCTCCGCGGCGGGCCGGGCGGCGTCGCGTTCGGCGTGGCCGGCGTCGCCGGGTTGTTGCGGACGCGGACGGGGTCGGCGTTCGCCGCCGGCGTGGGCGACGGATTCGCGTTCGGCTCGGGGGTCGCCGTCGGCGTCGGGGATGCGCTGCGGAGGTGGAGCTTGCTCGCCATTGCGTCGGGTCCGGAATCGAGGGGGATGGACGGTGTCTGACGCTATGTAGCGGGCTTTCGGCCCCTGCCCGGGAAAACGACCGCCCAGGATCGCCCAGGAGCGGCGATCTCGGGCAAAGGCGGGCCGTGGGAGGGGGGTCAGCGGAGCTTTTCGAGGCGGAGCCGTCGCTCGCGGATCCGTGCGGCCTCGGCCCGCAAGCTGAGCACAGTGTCGGGGTAGGCCGGCGTCCCGGTAATAGTCACTTCGACCAGGTCCACCTCGAGCTGCTCGACCAGCGGGAACTTGTCGCCCGCGGCCGGTGAGTTCCAGCGATCGCGGCGGGTGCGGAAGCCGAACGAGCCGCCGCGAAACTTGCCGGCCCGCACGTCGGCCAGGAGCGCGTCGGCCTCGGGGGTCTGGGGCAGGTAGACCGAGGCGAAGAGGCCGCGGGCGTCTTCCTGCAAGAGCAGCCCGTTCGACCGCGTCGCGATCGTCCGGCCGGCGTCGTGTTCGACCCGGGCGTGTACGTCGAGGCCCTCGGCCAGCGTCCGCGTGAAGGCGCCCGGCCGGATGACTTCGACGAAGGTCTTCCCGTCTTCGTTGATCGGCAAACTCGGTCGATCGAAGACGGCCGGGTACCAGACGAGCCGGCGATCGCCGCGGACGCTCGGCGGGTCGCCCATGGCCCGGCAGACGATCGGCGGCTCACTCGGCGGCGGCGTCGCCGTCCTCTTCCTCAGCGTCGTCATCGGGCGGTTCCTTCGGTGGCGTTGCGGGGGCGGTGTTGAGTTGCACTCGCGGCTGGTCGAGGCCCGGCAGCTTCGGCAGGTTAAGCCAGCCGCGTTGCTCGTTCGGCGTAATGCTGCCGTTCTGAATGCCGATGTTCGCGACCGTGGCTTGTTGCATCGGGTCGCCGCGGAGCATAGCCTCGACTTCGAACTCGGCGTACTCGGCCGCGTCGACGCCGAAGACCTTGTGATTGATCTCCAGCTCGATCTTTTCCAGGATCGGCCGCATCGATCGCGTATAGAGGGCCTGGTTGTCGGCGCCGAGGTTGCTGTAAGTGCCGCGCTGCAGATTGAAGAGTTGCAACGGCGAGAGGTTGAGCCAGCGCCCGCAATCGTCCACGCTCGCGGATAGCGCTTCGATGATCGCGGCATCCTCGGCGGTGATCTCGTTGAAGCGGACAAAGTCGCCGCCGTTGGACAGGATCGGCAGCCGGGCGGTGTTGTCGGCCCCGGCATACTCCTCCTTCCACCACTTCTTGATCACCTCGGCCCCGTCCTTTTCGAGAGCGCCCGGGTACTTGAGGTAGCCGCTCGGCCGCACGACGTTCTCGTAATAGGCCGTGCCCGATTCGAGCACGCGGCGGTGCAGGCCGAGCGACTCGCCGGCCAGGTCGAGCAGACGCGTTCCGCGGATGCCGTCCCGCGAGTACAGGAAGAGGTGAACGACCTCGTTGTCGGGGTAGAACTGGACCGAGTTGTCGGCCTCGCGAATGAGGAAGCCCTTGTTCCACTCCTCGTCGATCACGACGTCCACCAGGGCCGCACACGGCACCGGGTAGAGGCCGAGCAGCCGCCCGCCCATCGACCAGCGAAGGACGGCTACGAAGTCCGATTCGAGGAAGAGCGCCCGGGCGAGCAGCTCGAAGAACACCGCCCGCGTCATCGCCGGGTTGGGCCGCTCGTGGAGCAGCGAGTAGGCCGGGTGCCGGCGGGCCCGTTCGCGGGAGTCGTTGTCGAGCCGCCGGTAGGTGACCAGCGGCAACGAGCCGATTACGGTCTGGTACAGCCGCACGCCGCACCAGAACGGCGAGAGCGAGAGCGCTTCCTCCTCGGTGTGCACGGCACCCGGCCGCGACGGGCCGAAGAAGCCCTCGGGCACACGGCTGAGCGGGAACCAGCGGATGAAGCGGCGGCGGAGCCAGCGGCGAAGACGGCCGAACATGCCGTTATGTAGGAACCGAATTCTCTTGACGAGTCACCGCAGCGGTGTCACAACAGGAAGACGAAGGCCAGCGGCGATCGAGCAGTCACGGTTGCCGCTGCGGGGTCACGGCCTGGCCGAGTCACACATCGATGAGTCACACTCTCCAGGACCTGTCACAGTGCGGTCAGTCACCCGAGCTAGTTCTGTCCCTTTTCCCGGGTGTTGACCTCCTTGGCCGAGCCTTTTCTGCCGTCGGGTATTCTGTTGTCGCCGGCCCCGACCTCCTCCTCGATCAGCTAATCGAGGAGTTCCACACTCCTGCGGGTAGGTTCGACGGGATAATCGGCGGACCGCCTTGCCAGCACTACTCCGACGCGAACCGCCAGCGGGTCACTGCTGAAGGAGATCGGCTGGTGTGCGAGTTTCTCCGCGTGGTTGATGAGGCCCGTCCGGTGTGGTGGCTGATGGAGAACGTCCGCAACGTGCCGCACGTGCGGTTACAGGGCTATAGCGTCCAGCGCCTCGACTGCACAGACTGGGAATTCGGTGGGCCTTCCGGGCGGCTCCGACATATCCAGTTCGGACACCGCGACGGCTGGATTATTCGCCCCCTGCGCACGAGAACCGAGCGGCCAGTCACACCGGTTCCGACCCTCACAACCGTCCCGGCCGGGGCCGATCGTTACAGTCGGCGATGTTCCAGGATGGGCCTTGCGCTGCCCCTGGTTCTAAGCTCGTTCACGACCGCGGCACGACGTCGGGTCATTGCAAACGGAGTCCCGTGGGGGATGGGCTTAGCGCTAGCCAGGTCGGTCACCAGCGCAGGACCTGTCACACCAAACGACTGCGTTTGCGGGTGCGGCCGTCGAGTCACACCCCCGAGGTCGCACGCCAGCGACGCTTGCCGGCAACGAGCCTCGCGCTGCCGGCGGGGTCACAATCGAGTGTTGGAGTTCCCCCAGGGGGTCACATCGATGAGTCACACCAGGAAGATCGCCGGCGTTGCCGGCGGGGCGGACGCGGCCGCGTCGGCCAGGGCGAAGGGCATGAGCAGCGCGATCGCGCCGTCGATGTGATCGACGCTCTTCGCCTTCACCAGCCGCACGTTCTTGTGCGGGTCGGTGTCGAGCCGGGCCGAGTGGATGCACCAGCGCGCCCACGCCGAGCCGTCGTGAGTCACCCGCCGCTCGATCACGGCCGTTTCCAGTTCCCGGACCGGCCCGTTGAACCATCGGTGAGTCTGGGGCTGACGGAAGATTCGCTCGCCGCCCAGGTCGCCGTCGAGGTCCTGGCCGACAACCCATGCACCGTTGGGGTCCATCACGAGCGCCTTGACGTTGCCGAGGCCGACCATGTAGCGGAGCTGGCCGAGCACGGCCGATTTGTCGATCACGTCGCCGGCGGTGACGATCATCGAGCCCTCGGCGACGAACTGCTGATAGCGCGGCAGGTTGGTCTTCTCCCGCTCCCGCACGCCCGCCTCGGCAACCCAGGCCCACGATCGCACGAAGAACCGCCGCCCCGGCCGCGGCCACACCGCCGAGATCGACGTCGGGTCGATCCGCTGCGATGCGTCGAGGCCGAGGAAGCAATCGAGCGAGCGCAGCTCCTCGGGCGACGGCACCTCACCGCGGCAGGCATCCCACCGAACGAGATCAATCCAGGTCGTCTCTTCCGGCCGGCGGAAGATGTTGAAGCGGTACCGCTCGAAGCTGAGCCGGTCGCCGGTCCGTTGCTTCTTCGCTTCCCAGAGCAGCCCGAAGCTCTCGGCGGTGAAGCCCTCGTACTGGTCCATCGACGGGTTGACCCGCCGCCAGACTTCCGGGTCGTCGAGGTCGTCTTTATCGGGGTCGGCTTCGTAGACCTCGGCGTAAAAGGTGGGGTCGAGGTCGTCGCCGGCGACGTGCCTCCGGCCGCGTTCGACCAGGCCGTAATACCAGTGGGTGAGGTCGTCGCCGGCCGTCGAGATCACGACCATGAAGCCGTCGGGCCGGCCGATCATGGCGTATTCGAGCGTGCGGTAGAGCCGCGGCGATCGGTGGGCGTGGGCCTCATCCACAATCACAGCGCTGCAGTTGAGCCCCTCGGCGTTCGAAGCATCGGCCGAGAGCGCCCGGTACTCGCCGTCCCGATCGGGAACGCGAATGAGCTTGCGGAACTCGGTCGGCCTGCACACCGCCGCAAGCTTGGGGCTCCGCCGGATGCAGGCGAGAAGCTGCTCGTAAACCTGTTTCGCGTTCTCCTTCGTAGTCGAGGCCGAGACGACGAGCGGCGCCACGACGCCCGCCCCGAGCAGCTCGAACAGGGCGATGATGCTCACCAGGAGCGTCTTGCCGTTCTTTTTCGGGACGTGAAGCAACACCAGCTTGAACCGCCGGCTGCCGTCGGCACGGCGCCAGCCGTAGAGCGACATGAGAAAGCGCCGCTGCCACTGGAAGAGCTTGAACTGCCCCGCTTCCTCGGCCGAGTACTTCACCGCGACGTACGCTTCCGCGAAGCGGACGATCTTCTCGGCCGCGGCCTGGTCCCAGTAGTAGCCGTCGTCGAGGGCCCTCCGGTCTGCCTTCGTCCGGATCGCCCAGGCGGGAGGTGTCGAGCGTGCCATCGGCCGTATCTACGGCCCGGCGTGCTCGGCCTGGTGACACTCGACGCACAACACCTCGACGTTGTCCGGCGAGCGGTTGAAGGGGTTCCGATCCTTGTGGTGCAGGTGGTAGCTCCACGCGTTCCCGCACCGCTGGCACAGTGGGAAGCGGCGGAGCAGGTCTTCCCGCTGCCGTTCGTGCTCGGTGCCGTACCCGCGCTCCGTCGTCGTTTTCCCTTTGGGCTTTGAGCACGTCGGCTTGATCGGTGGAAGTGAGGGGCCGGTCGGCATCAGAGTCCGAACTCGTCTTTCTTCGCCGGGGCCTCGGCGTCGAGCTTCGACTTGCGACGGCTCGCCGGCAGGAGCCCGAACTCGCGGGCGTACTGCTGATACTGTTTCAGGAGCTGGTTGAGTTGCACCATTTCCCGGAAGTTGTCCGCACCGGGCTCACTCGCCGCGATCGTGTTGAGCTTCGACCAGGTCACACAAAGCAAAGAGAACGAGTCCACGTCGCCGGGGGTCAGCAGTCCCGCCGCTTGAAGGCGATCGGCGTGGCGATCCCAGAAGGCTTGAGCGGCTCGGTCGAGCGGGAGCGTCGGCTTCACGCGGTTATCTAGGCCGCTCGGAAAACAATAAAACTTTCGGCGCTATCACGCGCGACGGTACGTACCGTCGCGTGGGTGTCCCAGGGAAAGTTCATTGATCCCCTACCCCCACCGCTCACCCGTTGCTCATCCACCAGACGCGGAACCGGGCGAGATGGTGGTAACCCTCTTCGGTGACCTCTTCGGCAGTCCCTGACCACAGAGCGCGGCGAACGACCTGCCCGCGGTATGCGTTGAGCACGTCGGTGAGTCGATCGGCGATCGTCTTCGCTTGCGCGTAGGTCTCGGCCAGGGCGTGGAACTCCACGTCACTCACAACCAGGTGGGGACCGGGGTCGAGTTGATCGATCGGCTCGCTGTCCGGGACCGAGTAGTAAACCCACGGTGTGGGGGCGTCGTCGTCTGGGACTTCCCCCGGGTAGATGCTCTCACCGACCAGGTCGGTGAGCGTGGAGTCGGTGCCGAGGGCTGCTCGAATGTCTTCCTGGATCGAGGTCACACCCTCGGGGCCGACGATGAGGACCTCGGGGAACGGCCGGCTCCACCAGACCGCGAACCGCACGACGTGGTGATAGCCCTCTTCTGTGAACTCCTCACTGCTCGCCGACCAGAGAGCCCGGCGGACGATGTCGCCGTGGAAGCCCTCAACGATCGTGTAGACGCGATCGAGGATCGACTTGGCTTGCCCGTAGGTCCCGGCCAGGGCGTGGAACTCGACCTCACTCCGGACGTCAAGGTCGCCGCCGTCGAGCTGGTCGAGAGGCGTGCTCTCGGTCACGGAGTAGTAGAGCCAGGGTTTCGGGGCGTCGTCGTCGGGCACTTCGCCGGGGTAGATGCGATCGCTCACGTCGCCGGCGAGCGTTGCGTCGGCCCCCAGTTCGGCACGTAGCTCTTCCTGGATCGACTCGAAGATCGAGGGGGTTTCACCGACAGCGTCGAGGTCGGCGATCGCGGAGAGGTCGGCACTCCCTGCACTGGTCCGGGCGCCGGAAGCTTCCAGCGTGGCAACCGCCGAGAGGTCGGCCGAGCCCTCGGCCGCGTCGGGATCGGGCGGGGCGTCGCCGGCAGCTTCCAGCGACGCTTCAGCGGTGAGGTCGGCGGCCCCTTCGCTCGCACGCTCGCCGGCAGCTTCAAGCGACGCCTCGGCGACCAGCTCCGCGGCCCCTTCGCTCGCACGCCCACCGGCAGCTTCGAGCGACGCCTCGGCGACCAGGTCAGCGGCCCCCTCACTCGGCCGACTGCCGACGGCTTCGAGCAAGGCCTCGGCGACCAGGTCAGCGAAGCCCTCAGCTTCCTCGCTTCCCGCGTCCCACTCGTCGAAGTCCAGCCCGTCACCCGCGTTGTAGATCGTGTTGAGGTCGGTCTCACTCTTGACGACGTTCCAAAACGAGACTTCGTCGAGCAGTCCGTCGAGAGGTGTGCTGTTGGCTACCTCGAAAAGCCCCAACGCCACCGTTCCGACGGAGTTTGTCAGGCCATGGGCAAACGATTCAGTATCGACCGTTCCGTTGACGTAGATCCTCAACTCGTTCGCATCGGGGTCATGCGAAGCTGCGACATAGTACCAGGTGTCAATCTCGATCTCGACCGACGACAGGACCTGATCGAAATCCGACCCGTTCCAGTGCCCGGAAACGAATCTCAAATTGCCGCCGCTGTCGAGCTGTAGGAACGCGTCAACCGCTGCGCCGGTGCGTTTCGAGATGAGTTCTTGGGCCGCGCCTAGTGAGTTGAACCGAACCCAGCAAGCCCACGTTAGTGGAACGTCGCCGGTGTCGAATTCCGCGGAAGTGGATAGCAGGCCCGGATTCGCACCCGCGAATCCGCTCCCGGGAACGTAATTCGCCGCGTTGCCTATCTTTCCCGTGGCCGAGTCGGGGGGTGAGAATGCTGCCTGTGTGAAGTCGTTGCTGCCGTGAGAGTCAGCCCGTGTGCCGGTAGACTCCTCAACCTTCAGGTGGGTAATGAGTCCGTCTTTGAGTGCCACGGGTCAGCCTCCCGTGGTCAAATCCCGTGGAGCGCCGGGCATTGGAGTATGGCCTCGCCGACGGCTTCCGTCTGCTGGCCGGACATGGTGTTGATCTTGCCGAGGAGAGAACTCGATTCCGCGTAGGAGAGACGAGCGTCGGTCGTAGTCGGGTAGAGCCCTTCATCGACGGCCCGTTGCCAGTGGGAATCCTGCGAGCCGTCACCGTCTTTGAACGATTCGAGGGCTCTAACTGCGTTTCGGAGTTGGTCGCGGCCCTCGCGAAGGCGGGTGAATGCCTGCAAGAGGCTCCGCACCGGGGCCTTTGTGGAGTCCGCTTCAATGAATAGTGCTGCCATTGATCACCAGGGCGTTACGCCGGGTCGGCGAGTCGGAGTCGGGTCGGGCCGCCAGCCACGACGGTGTAATTGCCGGCGGCGTTGAAGGCCTGGTCGCCGCTCACCGCCGCCGAGCCGATGAAGACGTCGGGCGACCCGTCTTCCCAGAATCCGATGAAGAGCACGTCCTCGTCGGCGGGTCCGGTGAAGGGCACGTCGGCGTTGAGTGCCCGGGCGCCGCCCGAAGCCGCGTTGAAGGTCGCGGCCTGGCGGGCGTAGCCGCCGCCGGTGACCTCGTTGTTCGCCCCCGCCGCTCCCGGGTCGCCCGTGTGGAGCGACAGCAGGTTGACGGTGAGGGCGTCGAGCATCTCGTTCTTGGCGGCGGTCGTGAACACGGCGGCTCCCGGTTGTGCTTACCGGGTATGTAGCTCACGCGATCGTTGAAGCCGGTCGATCGCTTCGACCAGGTCGGCGCCGTTGAGGTGGAGGTAACGTTCCGTCGTCGAGGTCCTGGCGTGGCCCATGATCTCGGCAATCACTTTGAGGTTGAGGTGGGGAACGGCCCGCGTCGCCGCGGTGTGGCGGAGGTGATAGCAGACGACCGGCTCGTCGCCGTCGTCGAGGCCGGCCTTCACGCGAGCGCGGCGAATCGCACAGCGGACGGCGTTGTACGTCCACGGCCGGCCGTGCCGCGTCGAACGGAACACGGATCCCTCGGCCGAGGAGTCCGGGCTTTTGCGGTGCAGGTTCAAGAGCATCCGCACGACGACCAGGTCGAGGGGGATCAGTCGAGCCCGGAGTTTGTCCCTGCGCCGCTTCTTGCCCTTGAAGCTGAGCAGAACGATCGCCCGCTTCTCGACGTCAATCTGTCCCCACGTGAGCGTGCGGACCTCACCGGGCCGGGCGAAGGTGCGAAGCTGGACGAAGAGCAGCCGGCGGAGCGGCCGCGGCGACGCGAGATAGAGCTTCGCGAGATCGGTTCGAGTCAGGACGCGCTGCCGTTCGCCGCACGGCGGAATCGACAGCTTGCGGAAGGGGTCGCGGGGAACGAGTTCCTCTTCGGCACCCCAGCGGTAGAGCCGCTTGATCGCCCGGGTGACTCCGGTGGTGAGCGGGACGGTTGAGAGGTGGTGAGTGCGGAGCGCGTCGGCGGGGAAGTCGGCGAGCGGATCGAGGTGTTTGAGTTGGTCGCGGTACCAGCGGTGCGTTCCTTCCTCGTTTACGCCCGCCTGGACCAGTAGCCCGACGTGTCGCAAGAAACTCTCGCGAAGGTGCCCGACTGTAAACACTTCTTCATGGGAATCGACCACACCTACGTTGTTCCAGCGCGAGTTTTCGGGTAGCTTTTCGTTGCGGCCGGATCGTTTCGGGTCGCAAGGATTTTGCCGGTCGTGAGTATGTAGAATGAGCGCAGCAACGAACCGCCAGGCCGCACGGATGCTCGATCAGTACGTGACGAGCGAGGGCCTGACGAACATGGTCGAGAACGCAGTCGCCAGGGAATTGGAGGAGGCGGCTGCTCGCATGGAGGCTTTGGAGCCGGACGGCTTGGAGGTGAGCGAACAACCGACCGTTCTTGCGCGGTGACTTGGGGTGCAAGAGGTCGTGGGTTCAAATCCCGCCGGCCCGACTGCACAGGGCCGTGCACAGCCTTGTGCAACACCGACTAACCCTTGCGGCGTGGTAACCGTGAGGGAGAGTCAACGGCCCTCGATCTTCCCGGAGTCCTAGCCGGGAGGTCGAGGGTCACTTCTTTTCCCGCGGACCCCGGCGGCGGGGGCGATGATCTTCTTCGGCAGCCTGGTGATGACGCTCTTTCTGATCGGCATCGTCGGCTTCGCCTTCCTCGCGCTCTGGGTACTCGTCGAGATCATCACCGTGAACCGCGACGGCGACGGACGCTACATGCGTTGAGTTACATAGCCGCGAGAGTGGTCACCGTGAGCCGGTGACGCCGAGGCCCGGGTTGTGACGACCGGGCCTCGGTCGTTTACCCCCCTGCCCTTCCCCGACCGGCACGCGGATCCGCGGCCGACGCGTCGCCGTCAGCTGCAGGTTACGCGTCGCCGGCTCCCGGGCACTATGCGTCGGTGGAGCAGTCCCAGAAGTGGCGGAGGACGATCGGCCCGTCGTCGATTGCGACCGCGACGACCACGTCCATGGGCACGTCGCCGAAGTGAGTGATCACCGTTCCCGGCCACCAGCCGCCCTGCCAGAGCACCCGAACGCGAAGCCCCAAAAGCGGAGAGGGAACGTCCACGCGTTGCGCCAGCGGCCGATCTTGGTCCCTTCCGAGACTTCCATCGGCCTTTGAACCCGGCCCGCCCTGCGCAAAGCTGGGGCCTTTTCCGGCCCGGTGTCTAGTTTTGGGCATTTACCCGGCACGACCGTGCGCGTTTCCGGGTAGCGGCCCGGTGCCGGGCCGGCGACCGGCACCGCTGCCTTGCCTGGCCTTGTTTCAAGTATCTAAAAGCTAGGCTAGGCAAGGCTTGCGGAGCGAAAAGCACCGCTAGCCGTACGCAAACCCACCGCAAGCGGTGAGAACCCCACGGCAGCGGAGCCAGGTCCACGGCAGCGGTGGGAATTCACCGCTAGCGGAGCCCGGTCCACGGCAGCGGTGGGAATTCACCGCTAGCGGAGACGACCCCACCGCTAGCGGAGAAATCCCACCGCTAGCGGTGAGGGGTCCACAGCGGTGGCCGGTTTTCAGCTCCCGGCCGGCCGCCGCCGCGTTCTCACTTTTGAGAAAATGGGGTCAGAAGGTCCGACGCTCGGTTGACGATGGGGGATCGGCGCGGGTACTCTCTCCCTGCCGCGCGGTCCGTCTAGGACACCGTTCGCGTTCTTACCACCCGGTCCCACCAGGCCGGAACCGGCGCCGTGCCGGAAGCGAACGATGGGCTGATCTCGCGGGCGACTGGAAACCCATTCAATGGAGTGTCTGGCATCCCCACGCCCCCAGGCGGGCGTCGGTGACGTTGCACTGTCACCGAAAGACGCGAAGCGTTTCTGGGAGTTCTTCCCACCCGGAACGCACCGCGAAGTGCTCTTGCTCGGCGACCTGGTCGAGCAGGCGGTCCACTACGTGCGGTCGAAGGGGCACACGGTCCTGTGTGCGTCCCGGGCCT